TTCCTCAACTAATTCAGTTAGATCGAGGTTAAAAGCTGTAGAACCAGAGGTATTTGCCATTATCTAAAACCTGCTGTTTTTGCTGCCACTTTAGGTGGCTGCTTTACAAACTGCTTACCCGCCGCCTTACCTGCACGTTTTGCTCTAGTGGTAGCTGCGTATTCACTAGCGCTGAGACTTTTGATCGCAGCTTTTGGAAGATACCGTTCACCAGTGTCGGAAGATTTTTTACCACTTTTGGTTGTCCAATCTTGTTTACCCCAGTCCCTAAGAGACTGTTGTGGTTTAGCCAACCCACCACCAGCCATTTTTTTACTCGCGCAGTGAGCCTTTTCTGAGAAGCCTTTTGGAGCATCACAGTCTATGGCTTTTTTACGTTTATCAGACCACTTAGTCACGATACCCACCACCAGCAGCTTTATAACGTTTAGCCATTACTTGTGCTTTTCTGGCTGACCATTGCCCTGCGCCTGTACCTACAATTGCCGCAGCTTTAACACTGTTAAAGATACGCTTGCGTAACTCAGGCTTGGTGTAGTTACCAGCTTCGTTTACCTTGGACTTTACCTTGCCACCCTCGGCATACTGCGTGAAGTCAGTATTGTCCTTACGTGCTTTTTTCTTAGCACCGGGCATCTTAGACGGGTCGATGTTACCCATACCGCGTGAAGCCATCATTTTGCACCACCTTTAGTTTTTTTGGCTAGAAACATCTTATCAACCATCTTTATCCGCTGCGGCTTGGTTGTAACTTTGTTAATAATAGCCAACCGTTTGGGTTCGCTTGCACCGTAAAACCCCGCCTTTTTTAAAGACTTAACTACGTTACCTGTGGGTTTTACGGTTGCCATATCAGCACATCTTCCCACGGGTCTTACCCTTTTGAGCTATGCCATCAGCACGGCTAGATGCAGAGCCACCTTTAGCCATCTTCTTCACCGGCTCATCCACAGGGGTTGAATCTGGGTAGATTGGTGGCTTAGGTTTAGGCTTAGGCGCTGGCTTGGGCTTTTTAGCCACAGGCTCATCTACCGGAGTAGAGTCTGGGTATTCGTAATCTTTAGCCATAATTTTTTCTCAGCACATTTTGCCGCCCTTGTTCATCTTAATCATTGTGCCTTTGGTCTTGCCTTTAGAAACAACACCATCAGCGCGGGAAGAAGCGGAACCACCTTTAGCCATGCCACCCATGTTCATTTTTTTAGCGCTGCCACCATGCTTCATCGCACCCTTACCGTCACCGATAAAAGCGGGCTTACCGTCTTTCATGGGCATACCACCGCCAGCCATGCGAGGGGCCATGCGTGGAGCCATTGCGGGGGCAGCGCGTTTCTTAGCCATCATCATAGCCATCATTTTAGGATCCATCTTATTCATAGTATCACCACCTTTAGAAAATTTGCCTTTGTCGGCATTGTTAAAGTCTTTACCCACGGGCTGTGGGACTCCTACCTTCTTAGCAAACGATGGGTTGTGGGCCACCGCAGCCATGAATTTGCGTTGTTTGTCACTGGTCGATGGCATCTTTTTTTACCCACCGCTGCACAGTAGCCGTTTCCCAGATACGAATGCTCAACCAAACAATAGTCAAGACACCGCCAATAAGCGTTACCATAGGAGTCATCCACCCTAAAAAACCGCCAAGGCCCATTACTACGGCAGCGCCGTCAGCCATTGTTTTCACATCGTTTGTGTCGGTCATACATACCTACCTTTGGTTTTTCCGCGTTGAGCTATGCCGTCAGCCCGTTTAGATGCACTAGACACCTTGCCGCCTTTTTTCATACCAAAGTCGCCTTCTGAGTACCGGGGCTGAAACTTGTCTGAAGCGTCTGAATCATCAGCTTTCTCGGTTTTTTCTTTTGCTCTTGGGCTAAGCTTAACCTTATCCCGCATGTTGACGACTTTATCTACTACGTCGCCAAGACCAGACTTATCTACGATCTTTTTACCTACGCCAGTACGCTCATCAATTTCTCTGCCTATACCATACCCAGTCTCTAAAGCTAAACCAGCGAGCCCAGCACGACCACCTGTGCGGGTCATAGCCCTACCACCAGCCTCTTGCTGCATCATTCGGTTGTACTCACGAGCAGCAGTGGGGTTTAGCCCTCTACGTATACGCTCTGCATCAGCCCTTTGAGACGCAACTACATCTTCACGCAAGTTGGGAGTTAAATCCCTAGCGTTAGTTTGTCCGGGAGAACGGTACGTATACCCTTCTTGTGCTGGTCTATTTAAGCGGCCCATAGTTACCTCAACATTTCCATCTAGCTAAGGAAGCCGCCTTACGGGTAGGCTTACCTTTTTCATCTTTCATTGGCCCCGGCATCCCAGACATCCGCGCACAAAATGAGTTCTTGCGTGCGCCACCTTGAGGCTGGGGAGCTTTCAGATTACTGCCTGTTGCTGCGTTGTACTTGGCACGGCCTTTGGCAGTCAAGCCCGCCCCTTTGGAGACCGGTAGCTTCTCGCCCCGGCCTACAGAGAGAACCGGGCCTTGCTTCTTAGCCATAGAACACTACTGCGGTTGTAGTTGCTGATACCACGGCGGAGATATTGGTATTGCATTTAATGCCTTCACCGGGGAATACCATATAGATAGACCCCGCAGCCGCTGGTGCAGTAAATGAAAACATGGCTGTGCCGCCTGTTCCATCATTTAACACAACCGTTGCACCTGTTGAGTAACTGATGGATATACCCTTGATACGGGATGGGCCAGCAAAAATAGTAGTGGTCGCTCCCGCCGCTGCCGCGCCGCTTTTTACGTCTGTCTGCATCATAATTAATCTCCTGTTATGAGGGGGCCAAAGCCCCCAAGATTAATTACTGCTGTGTAGCGGTTGGGGTGGCAGAACCGTCGCTGTCTTTTACAACATACGTTAGAGTCAATATGCCAGCACCAGAGGTGGCGGTGACGTTAGCCTGTGTAAACGTAATGATTGCGTCTGTTGTGCCTACGTTGTTACACAACACAGCAGCGGCGGCGCTGTTATTGCCAAGCAAAATATTTACGATGCCGGTGTTTGTAAACACGCTTCCGTTTGCTGCTGTATTGATTGCAACAGCATTAGAGAAAAGTGCGTATGTAGGAGTTGTCGTTGCATAGGCAACGGTAGTATTAAACTGAGCGTCCAAAATCTGTGAGCCTGCCGGAATTGTAAAAGCAACCGTAGCTGCCGTGATATCCGTGTACAAAATGGCTTTGGACTGCGACACAACAGTAGCGCCAGTATTGCGAATCGTGCCAGCAGTTGTGCCGGTAGTGTTTTTGACCGTGCCAAGCAGCCAAGGGCCGAGATGAGTTGCGAATCCCATGATAATTCCTTACATACAAGTGAAGTGCATCAATCGGTATGTCGTCTGCCGGGACAGTTTGATGCACCGGAAAGCCCGGAATGGTTGCAATATACACTAAAAAGAAAAGGGGCACAAGGCCCCTTTCCCATGTCCGATTAGGACGAACCGGGCGATCCGAAGATACCTAGTGGGTCAGACCATCCAAAGCTATAACGCTCACGGGCCTTGTAACGCACATTGCCAGTATCGAAGTCTCCATCCATTGAGTTAGCCAGAGGCGAACGCACGAAGTGCTTCAGACCGTTAGGCACATCAGTAGTCAGATACCAACCATTGGTGTCGGTCAAGAAGTGGTTAACACAGTAACCTTCAGGGATCGAACCGTTGTTCTTCAGTGCGTTGATATCGTTATCGGTAGTTCCAACACGAAGGCTGGTCTCCAACAGACGAGTAGCAACGAACATCAGAGCAGGCGGAATAACCAACTTCTTGGGTTTAGCTGCAATCAGCAGGCCACGCTCATCAGTCCAAGCTGCGATCTGAATAACGGCGGCTTCCAAGGAAGTCTCGTTAAGGTCAGCGCCGGTAGATGGACGGTTTGAGTTAGTGCCACCATTAACCAGCGGATGGGCAGTGCTAAACAGTGCAACGCCATCACCACCAGCGTAAGCCGAGGAGAAACCGTTGTTGATAACAGCAGCACCTTTAACCTGCTTGGTATATGCCATAGCACGAGCCAAACCTTTGGTGTAACGAGCAGACAGGCTGTCGTACAGGTTATCCTCAATCGCCTCTTCAGTGATTGAAAAACC